AGAACTATGTGAATTTAATATTGGTAATGCAATTAAAAAAGGAAAAACCAAGATAGGTATTATATTTAATTTGGATAAACATACTCAACCAGGTTCACATTGGGTAGCAATGTTTATTAATACTAAGAAAAAAAAAATATACTATATGGATAGTTATGGTGAAGAAATACCAAAAAGAATTAAAAATTTTACCAAAAAGGTACAAAACCAAGCTATATCTCAAAAACAAGGTAATTATGAATTAATAATAAGTGAGAAAAGGCATCAATATAGCGAAAGTGAATGTGGTATGTATAGTTTGTATTTTATTATTAGGATGTTGAAAGGTATGAAATTTAGAAATTTTGTAGGTGGACGTATTAAGGACGATATAATGAAAAAATTAAGAAAAAAATGGTTTAATTAATTTATTCCAGAAAAATAATCAATTGATTTTATTAATCCATCTTCGAACTTAACATTAGGTTTCCAATCCAGATATTTATTTGCTTTTTCAATATCTGGTTTTCTTTTTCTCGGGTCATCCAATGGTAATTGTTTGAAAATTATTTGTGATGTTGTTTTTTTGTAATGCTTAATTATAATAGAGCGTATAATATTTGCTACCTCTTTTATAGTTAATTCGTTTGGATTTCCTAAGTTAATTGGACCAATAGTCTTATTTTGATTCATCATCTTATATAAACCATTTACCATATCAGTTACATAGCAAAAGCTACGGGTTTGGCTACCATCTCCATAAATTGTAATATCTTTATTTTTAAGGCATTGGTTTATAAAATTACTGATAACTCTTCCGTCTGTAGGGTCCATATTTATTCCATATGTATTAAAAATTCTTACAATTCTAATATCCACATTATATTTTCTATGAAAATCCATCATTAATGTTTCCGCTATTCTTTTCCCTTCATCATAACAGCTCCTAATCCCTATTGTATTTACATTTCCACGATATTCTTCTACTTGTGGTGAATGTTCAGGGTCTCCGTATACTTCTGATGTTGATGTTAATAATACTCTCGCGTTTTTCTTTTTTGCAAAATTTAGAACATTTAATGTTCCGATATAACAAACTTTACTAGTATATATTGGGTCAGCTTGATATTTTGGGGGCGAAGCAGGACATGCTAGATGGTATATTTTATGTATTGTACCTTCTAATTTAATAGGTTGTAAAATATCATGATAAATATATTGAAACCTCGGGTTTCCCATAAGGTCTTCTATATTTTTTATTGATCCTGAAAAATTATTATCTAAACACCATATGTTATTTTTAACACTTTCATTTAATAAATATTTACATAAATTTGACCCAATAAAACCAGTACCTCCTATTATTAATATATTTAATGGGGTTGTCATTTATTTAATAATAAAAAATATATTTTAAGCAATAATTAATTAAAAGTAATTAAAAATAATAAAGTATATGTCTGTTTTATCAGAAGAAAATACAAATTTGTTGTTTGGTTTGTTTGATGACATAATTAAAGAAACTAATCAAAAGGTATCTATTAATGACAATACTCAATTAAAACAATTTATTACGCAACAATGTTATTATTATCATAATAAAAGATTCGATTTTGCTAATGATATAAATGAAATGAATAAAAAAATTATAGATAATAGTTTCAGATATTATAACCAAATGATAGATCAAAAAAAGGAATTAGAACAAAGACAAAAGGAATCAGATAAACTACAGGAACAAATGAAAAAAAACACGACAAACATAAACCAAACAATGTTGAAGCCTGTTTTCGCGGCAAGACCAACTAGTAATATTAATAATAATTCAAATATAACAGTTGAATATGAAAAAAAAAAAAATGATTTTATTTCACATATTAACCCAAAACAAAAAGAAATAGATTTTTCAGACCCAAATAAAGATCAACCTATTAATAATCTAGATATTATTATGAATCAAACATTGGCAGATAGACAAAAAGAATTAATGCAAATAACACACCAATATAACAATACAAACCAAACAAAGGATTGGTTAAATACAAAACTTACTAATAAAAGCGATTTTGAACCCTCACAACCAGTTGAAATATTGAAAATAGATACATCAAGTGATTTAAAATTAGAAACACAAGAAATTAAAAGAAAAGAAAAAAGGGTATCATTTAATATAGAAGATGCAAATACCCCTCTTTCAATGAATTCACTTTTATCGAAATTAAAAAGAAAATCGGAACCACAAAATACAAAAAAAGTGGACATGGTTCGACCTATAAATGATTCTGTTAACACTGTTTTTATTGAAAACAAAAAAAAAGAAGAACATTTGTTAACTTTAATAGAAAAATTCAATATAGTTATTTTAAATCAAGAAAACGTCCTTAAAGAAATAAATAATATTAAATCAAATCAAGATAAAATATTATATCAGCTCAATGAATTTAAAAATCATAGTCTTCCACCCATATAACTTTAATTTTTTTTGTTTTAGGGTCAAGTACTGTTTTACCAATTAATATAGGTGCGTTTCCGTGTTTTTTTGCTGATTTATAACTATCATAATCATATATTTGACCTATTTTTTTGTTTGATGGTTCGTCTGGTTTAATAGCATAAACACTTCCCTGTATTGTAATTTTAAAAGCTTTCCATTTTATTTTTTTTCTATTAATTTTTGATACTACATCTTGTTCTTCTGTTGTATAATCTTTTTTGTAAGAATATGTATTTTCCGATGGAGATGAAAAAGTATAACATACCAATCCTTCTTTTGTATTTGATTTTTTGTGTATAGAACAATCCATAGATGTTTCTTTTATTGCTCGTAATAATCCTTTACTAATATTTTCTTTTATTCTAGAAATTTCAAAAAGCGCTTGGTCACTTGTTAATGGAGTTTTGTTATCTATTTTACTAACATCTTTTAATTTTAATTCAATAGAAATTTTGGGTTCTTTATCTTCTTTTTTTTCGGCGTTTGGGTCACCATTTAATTGTTTATCTGTAAAATTCATTAAATATTTAAATACTTCAACAGTTTTAAATTGTTCTTCTAATGCATTATGACTACAGATTCTCCTTGCTCTACCTATAACTTGATTTGTTCTAACTGGATGCCAATATGGTTCCATAATATGAACATATCTAGTATTTTTTAAATCAATACCTTCTGAACCACTACTAGTAATCATCAAAATTTTAATAATTTCTCCCATATTATTGTGTTGATTCATAGATTTTAATTGACGAGATAATGAATTAGGTAATTTATCCCAAGCACTATTATAAATAAGTCTTATTAGTTCTTTTTCTTCAGTTGTTTCTGTACCTGTATATAAAGCAAATTTAGGTTTTCCTAAGTCTTCTTCTCCAATATCTATTGTCCATATACCAGATTCTTTTTTTATTTTAAACTGGGCAAAACCATTATATTCTAATACTAATTTTAAGATTCCTATCCCTTCTATAGTTCTGAACTGGGTATATATTAAATGTAATCCGGGATGCTCATGAGTTTGTAAATTTTGCAAAACTTTTAAAAATTTGGGGCTATATTTTTTTAGACCTTCCGCGGAAAAATATTTACTTGCATATTTTTCCAACATATTTAATGCTTTTTCTTTTCTAGCTGAATAAGATGAATCAAAAATATCTCTTTGTTCTTGTTCTAATTTTTCAACATCGTCTGGTGTATGTCTTCCGTCGATATTATTTAGTTTATCTGTAACATCAGCGCCATCTAACATATCTTCATCTAATATGGGGTTTTTTCCACTAACTGTTTCAGATAAACCACTTTTGGTTTTTTTTAATAAATCTGAAATATTTTGGCCGTCTTTGGGCATAGGTCTTATTAATAAAAATTCATTACCTTCATCATCTTCAACTAACTCATTTGGAAAAACAAAGTTACAATAAGCCCTTGAAAAAATTCTGTATGTGGAGGTAGTTTCACCATATATACCTCCATCATCCCCTCCTTTTTTCCTTTTGCGTGCATTTTTTGTTTCTTCTTTCCTTTCTGCTTTTCTGGCATCTTCATAAATACCCAATTGATAATCACTCATATCTAAATTTTCAATATGTATATCTCTTTCTACATTAAATCTAGGTAATAATGATTCAGATGCGCTTCTAAAATATGATGTTAATCCCAATACTCTTCTTTTAAATAAATTAATATTTTTAATATTAATATTGTCTTTTGCTTGATCAATAAAAAGGTTTGAAAATGACTCCAAATTGTCCGGTAAGGCTTTAAATTTTTCAACCTTAATGTTGTACGGATTTATTACTTTTATATTTTCTCTCCTTAATCTTTTTATAACTGTCCCTTTAAAACTTTCTAATTCTTGCATTAACACACTTTTTACTTCATCTTCATCTTCATCGCTCTTATTTGTAGGTTTCCTTTTATTGTCTTTACTTACGCCTGCATAAACTCCTGATTTTTTTCTTCTAGAAACAAAATCAAATGGGTTTTTTGTTATAATTAAAGTGTTACTAGATGACCTATATTCAATATAATCAGCAAATTTATCCTTTTTAAATATTTCCGTAATTCTAGCCTGATTTACTTTGCCTTCTGCTTCACTTGTATCCAAATTAAAATAATATGTTTTGATGTAACCTCTTAACATATTAAATAAAATACCTATTTCGTTTGGATAGTTAATTATAGGTGTACCTGTTAAAAAAATAATGCGACAATCTTCGGCATCCATTAAATATTCGTATAGTTTTGTCGATAATGATGGTTTTTTTTTTGATATTTTATTTACAATTCTACTCACAAAATTATGGGCTTCGTCAATAATAACAACTTTGTGGTCAAAAGGATTGCTTCTACCGTGTTCTTGTTCTGCTTCTTGTTCTAAATTTGCCAAATGACTATTTCTTAACCCATTATAACTAATGAATTTATATTTATTTTGAATCATTTTATCTATTTGTTTATCAACTTGTTTTTGCTGATCAGGAGTTAAATTTTTATAATTTGCATTTTTTCTTGAATCAACTAACCATGCTCCTTTATTTTTTCTAATAGTTCTTGTAGTAATTCCTAGTACCTCTGATAAAGCCTTTTCTATATGTTTATTATCATTGGTTAATATTTTTTCCCAATATTGATTTTTCTTGTAAATAGGATCACCGCAAGATTTAAGTTCTTCAATATAGTTTGTTCTTAGTGAGGCAGGTGTCATTACAATAATTTTATTGAAATTTTTTAATCCTTCTGCTATAGCAATTGAACCACAAGTTTTACCTGCCCCTAAACCATGATATAATAACAAACCACGATAAGGTGAAAAAATATTAATATAATCTCTAATAATTTGCTGATGAACCATTAAAGAAAAATCTTTGGATTTTTTTGCTGCTATAAGAGAATCACATGTCATTGCTGCCGAAGCTTCGCTTGCCTTTTTACTGTAAGATTTAAATATTGAATTAATAAAGTTAACAAAAATTTCACGATTATTCATAAAATAAGCAGGTGCTTTAATATTAACAGAAGGTTCTCTTGGTTTTAATCTTACTTGAATAGGTTCATCATTAACCTGAATTAGTGAAGCCGGTATAGTTAATTTTACATCTTCAACAGCTCTGGTTGGTGCTCTTGTTTTACGTGTTTTTTTTATTGTACCCGGTAATTTAATTCGTTGTTTTGTTTTTTCAGGAGGACTTGATACATGAGGAGACTTAGACTCTATAGGGACCTTTCTTGTAATAGATTGCACTTCACGGGCTACCGATTTCTCATCTCCTTCTAACTGAATGTTAGTTTCTTCTCTAGGTATACCACTATCATCAAATCCGGATGAAGGGTCAACAGTCATAGGAGTACTTGTTGCATCTCTTGAAACTGCTATAGATGAAATTTTGGGAATTTTTTTTATTTTTTTTCGAAATGCTCTTAAATCAAAAGGGCTTTCATCACTTTTATCAACAATATCAGTGGATTTTATAGCTACTTGGCCTTTTTCTAATTGTATTTCGACTTTTTTCATTTTTTTTGGAGCAGTTCTTTTTTCTAATTGTTCTAAAATAGAAAGAGACATATATAAAATTTAAATATAAAAAAGTTTTATGTTTTAAATTAATGTATTTAAAATATAAAATATAATTATTGATATATGCCAAAGAAAGAAAATCTAAAAATAAATACTTCATATAAAATTGTTAATGAACATATCAAACCTCTTGGTGGGTGGTTTCCTACTAATAATAAAAAATTAAGATATGTTCCTGATAAATTAACACATAGAGAATCTATTGAATATATTAAAAATATAAATAATTAAGATAATTTGTCAATACTAATTTTACATGCTGCTTGTTCGGCTTTTTTTTTTATTTTATGTTTACTTTCTCCCAAAAATATGACCATGTTATCGTGGTCCCATTTTTGATCTTTACAATCCCAAATATCTTTAATTGTAACTAAAATATTAAGGCCATCTTTTTTAAAGTAATCAACATTTCGAACAATATTATCTTGAGGATTAAATTCATGAGATTTTATATTTAAACACAAATAAACCCCCATGTGATATCCTGTTTCTTCATCCCATTCGGATACTTCTCTATAGACAGGAGTTACTTGAAATGCTTTTTGCAACATAACCTGAAGAATATTTTTATAGTTATCATCATTTTGGATTAATTCAGTCCAATTAATATGTTTTTCAAAAATGCTTTCTACAAATTTTTGAGCTATTTGAAAACCTGGTCCTGTTACAAAAACATTTTTAAACCAGTCACCTTCATCTTTAATTGTAATTTTATTAAAATCTAAAAACAAAGCTCCTAAAAATGCTTCAAATAAACAACCAAGTTTTTTTAGATTTGTTCTGGTTTTTTTTTCTTCGGCATTTGCTGACATAATATACCATTTATTAAGTCCCATCTCATAAGCTAGTCTACCAATATGTTCATTTTTTACAAGTGCAATTTTTTTCTCAGTCATAAAACCTTCATTTGCCTTGGGGAAACGCCTATATAAATAGTATTTTGTTATAAGTTCTAGTACACCATCGCCCAAAAATTCGAGACGTTCATTAGACTTAGTTTTCAAAGACATACAATTTTGAGGTTGCGATGCAATAATTATTTCATTGGCTACGTTTTCGAGATGAGGTCTTTTACAATATGATTTATGTATAAAGGATCGTTTGTATAGGTTAAGATTATGAACTGTATCAGGCACTCCATAATTTTTCAAAATATTGTTAATGTCTGTTTCTTTGATTTCCCGATTATTTTCATTATAGGGATTAAAAATCATTTCTTCTTGTTGTTTGTGAATATCACCATCTTGCATAATTGATTTTTCCATTATTTAATATACAGTGCATGATTGTGTTTAATACCATTATTTAAACATTTTAATAAGTATATACAAATTAGTTTTTAATTATCATAATCTATTTAAAAGTATTTCATATAATTATTAAATATTATATGAAACTTAAGGTCGATAATAGAGAAAGAAAACTAATAAAGCTATTAAATGCTTATGTAAAACAATATAACTTTAAAAATATAGAAATTATTATAGAAAAATTAGATCTTGGAGATTTTATTATTTGCGATGATGATGATAATGAAAAGTTAATAATCGAAAGAAAAAGTTTAAATGACTTAGCCAGTTCGATAAAAGATGGGCGTTATATTGAACAATCATATAGATTAACAAATTACAATATTCATAATCACAATATTATTTACTTAATAGAAGGTAATCTCTCTACTTGGGTTAACCGATATAAGGTTCAATCTAATACATTATATAGCGCGATATTTAGTTTAAATTACTATAAAGGTTTCAGTGTTGTAAAAACAATTGACATTACAGAGACAGCAGAATATATTTTAAGAATTTGTGATAAAATGAATAGAAAAAAAGAAAAATCATATTATGAATTAGATTCTGGAGAGAAAAAACCAAGACATTATTCTGAAGTTGTTCATAAGGAAAAAAAGAAAAATATCACACCGGAAAATATAGGAGAAATAATATTAAGTCAAATACCGGGTATTAGTTCTATTACATCACAATTATTAATGAGTGAGTACGGGTCTCTTTACAATCTATTAGACTGTTTAAAGAAAGATCCGAAATGTTTAGACCAACTTGTTTATACAACACAAAAAGGGGCTATACGTAGAATTTCAAAAACTAGTATCAGAAATATTGTTCAATATTTACTTTATCAAAAATCAAATATAATTGAGATACAAACACAATAATCTATATCTTTATATATATATAATGTTTGGTTCAAAAGATTTTTTATATAGTTTAGGAGTAGCAACCTTGTTTATTTTTGCAATATATTTTGCTTATGCTGTTTTAAAGGGTAGCGGCGAAGGTGTACAACAATTACTTGGTTCTGTAAATGTTATTGAAGGTATGACGGAACGTAAAAAAGAAAAAAAATATGAAAAATTTATAAAGAATATTGATAAAGAAATAGAAAAAAGAAAGAAAAAATTAAACGAAATAGATAAAGAGAATGGTGATTTAACAGATGATTATAAAGATAAATTACAGGAATTAGCTGATGTAGAAAAAGAAATATTTGTTAAAATGTTTATTACTCATTTAGGTAATGCTACAGTGAGGGATACTGGGACAGTCACAGAATCTTTTGCTATAGCAGCACAGACGGCACCGTTAGGCTGTTTATCATATATTAGTGATAAAACAGCAACTATTTTAGATTAGCGATAATCGTCAACTCTAACAGTAGTAATTTCAATTTCTTTTTCTTGTTTATAAGGTGTTATGATTGTATTTTGAGGTTTAGGAAAGACCACAGCCTTTATGCTGCAACAACAAAGTGATATACAATTTCCCATATACTATATTTTTTTATTATAATTTTTATAATAAAAAATTAATAACGTCTTGGCATATTACGTCTAAGTTTATCATCAGTAGGGTTTAATATCTTACGGGTTCTACCCTCAAAATCTCCGCGGTCTATAGCCTTTTGTGTGCATTTGTGACCACACCATTTAGGGTCCATTGGATTTGCACTTCCATTTACCCCTCTTACTTGTACAGAGTCTAAGGGTGTCTTAACACCAATGTATTGATCTTCAGCGTCAAACCCAGAATAATTATTTTGATTAAATGGTGGGTCATCTCTATTTGAATCTAATAATTGCTGTGTCTGACGTATATTACTAGACAATCCCGCTTTTGGTTCAAAAGGACCATTCAACATCCTAAACCCTCTATTATTTTGAGTGTCGTAACTCTGTTCATAATACAATACTGGACAAGAAAGTTTTGCTTTTCTGCTCCAGTCGGCGTATTCTGAATATTCTTCTAAATTATCAAATTTGATAGGATTAACTCCTGGTACAGGTGGACCCTTTGTGTTTATTAAATGTATTTGTTTCCCTTTTTTAACAAGTAAATTTGGACAAGTTTTAACTTCGAAACCTTCTACAATATCAGATGTTTTATAATTTAAACAAAATATTAACCCAATAAAAAATAATATTATAATAACTATTTCTTTTGATTGAAAATCCATATATATATATATTTGTATAAATTAAATTCTTTCCATATAATAAAATGATTATACAAAAATTAGATATTATGGATGTAAATGATGGGAATGTTAATAGTTTTAATAATAAAATAAAAACAATGAACTCAATTGTATGTTTTCACGCAAATTGGTGTGGTCATTGCCAACAATTAAACCCAGAATGGGATATAATGGTTAAAAATTTAAAAAATAAAAATCTATATGGTTTATTAGCAAGAATTGAAGCAAAAAATTTAGATAAAGCAGAATGTGATAAGGACATTAAAGGTTATCCAACAATAAGAGTTTTTAAAAATGGTACAAAACATAAAGATTATTCTGGAAAAAGAGAAGCCAAAGAGTTAACAGAATTTGTAGAAAGTATATTAAGTAAATCACCAAAATTAATGGAACAAGCAGGTGGTAAAAGACGTAATAAAAGAAAAAAGCGAAAAAGACGAAAAAAAACAAAAACTAAACGTAAAAGGCGAAAAAAGAGAAAAAATAAAACACAAAAAAA